AGATGAAGTAATTTCTGTATTACATTATATTAAAGATAACCCAATTAAAAAGAAATAATATGCTAGTAAGATTGTTTGATGTTCAAAATGGTATTGTAGTACCCACAGAACATTGTTATACACTGAAAGCTTTAAAAGATGTTATGGATAACTATCCAGAAGATTATTTAAAGATATACTTGTATGTTTTTTATATGACATGTCCTAATCCGGATATGAATCCTTTTTTTAATACTCCTGACATAGATAAAGAACATCTTATTTTAAAAGAAATAGAAGCAGAGTTTTCTCCAGAAGATGATGATATATATATTGCTTTAGAGTTTTGTAAAAGAATGTATGAAACTCCTACATCTAGAGCATACAAAGGTATGTCTTCTATGTTAGATAGATTAGCTAAATATATGGAGACTACACAAATTACAGCAGGAAGAGATGGTAATATTAATTCACTAGTTGCTGCCGCTAAAAACTTTGATCAGATTAGAGCATCATTTAAAGGAGTTTATAAAGATCTTCAAGATGAACAATCTAGTAAAGTAAGAGGTGGTCAGGGATTAGCATATGATAGTTAATTATGAGTGAGATTTATCAAGACATACCCTGTTGGGATAATGGTACCTGGACAACAGTATCATTTAATTCTAGAGAAGAATTCTCAAGATCTATTGCAGAAATATTTTCTGAACCAGGAAAGTATGATTTTGATGAAACTAGTTTTCTTTTTAATCAAGAAGCTGTAAAGTTCAGAGATCAAAATATATACTGTGCTTTTCCTTTTAGATCCAGAGACTTTATATCTTATTGGGATGATCAAAAAAATAAATGTAGAAAAGGAATATTCTATATAAACGGTAATAAGAAGTGGTACCTTACTAGAGATTACTACATGTGGTTAAACTTCTTACCAATCTTTGATAAGGAACAACAAAAGTTTGACTTTGCTAAAATTAGAGATGCTCAGTATCATATGGCTCTATATGAATTACTAGCAGAACTTAATTATAAACATGTTGCTATCTTAAAGAAACGTCAGATAGCCTCTTCATATTTTCACATATCTAAGTTACTTAATCAACTTTGGTTTGAACCCGGTGTTACTCTTAAGATGGGAGCAAGTCTTAAAGATTATATTAATGAGAAAGGTTCCTGGAAGTTTATGTCTGAATATGCTGCATTCTTAAATGAACATACTGCATGGTATAGACCAATGTCTCCAGATAAAGTATTAATGTGGCAACAAAAGATTGAAGTAAGAAAAGGAGATAGAAAAGCAGAAGTAGGTTTAAAAGGTACTATGCAAGGTATGTCCTTTGAAAAGGATCCTACAAATGGTGTAGGGGGTCCAGTAAAATACTTCTTTCATGAAGAGGCTGGTATTGCACCAAAGATGGATCTTACGTATGAGTACATGCGCCCAGCCATGGCATCTGGTTTAATTACTACAGGGATGTTTATTGCTGCAGGATCTGTAGGGGATTTATCTCAGTGTGAACCCTTAAGAAAAATGATTCTAAAACCAACAGATAGTGATATATATGCTGTTGAAACTAATCTTATAGATTCAAAAGGAACTTATGGTGAGTCAGGTTTATTTATTCCTGAGCAATGGTCAATGCCTCCTTACATAGATGATTATGGTAATTCACTTGTAGAAGAAGCATTAAAAGCATTAGATGAACAATTTGCAATCTGGAAGAAAGAACTTGACCCAGAAACTTATCAGTTAAGAATATCTCAGAGACCAAGAAACATTGAAGAAGCTTTTGCACATAGATCTGTATCTGTTTTTCCTCCACATCTTATTGCAGCACAACAAAGAAGAATAGAAGAAAAAGAATATGCCTATGAGTACTTAGATATTAGTACTGATGAGAATGGTAAACCTACAGTAAAAGCATCTAATAAACAACCAATTAAAGAATTTCCAGTAACTAAAAAAACTGAAGATAAAACAGGTTGTTTGGTAGTATGGGAAAGACCTATTAAAGATCCTACATTTGGACAGTACTATGCCTCTATTGACCCTGTGTCAGAAGGTAAAACAACAACATCAGACTCTTTATGTTCTATCTATGTAATGAAGGCTCCAGTAGAAGTTACTAAAGTAACAGGTATTGAAACAGAAACATATATAGAACCAGATAAAATTGTGGCTGCTTGGTGTGGCAGATTTGATGATTTAAATAAAACACATCAGAGATTAGAATTAATAATAGAATGGTATAATGCCTGGACGGTAATAGAGAATAACATTTCTTTATTTATCCAGTATATGATATCAAGAAAGAAACAAAAGTTCCTAGTTCCTAAAAGTCAGATTATGTTCTTAAAGGATCTGGGTGCAAATGCTAACGTATTTCAGGAGTATGGTTGGAAGAATACAGGTACTTTATTTAAACAACATCTTCTTAATTATGCTATAGAATATACTAAAGAAGAGTTAGATGTAGAAACTAAAACTGATGGTACTATTGTACGTACAAAATATGGTATAGAAAGGATACCAGATATAATGTTACTTACTGAAATGAGAGAGTATGCTCCAGGTGTCAATGTGGATAGGCTTGTTTCTTTTGCAGCTTTAGTTGCTTTTATGAGAATACAACAATCTAATAGAGGTTATGCAAAAAGAGTTATCATGGATGATGCAGCTAAAAACTTGCAAAAGTCAGAAAATTTGTTTAAATTAAATAAGAATCCCTTTCGTCATATGGGGAAAGGTCAACTTGCAAATGGACAAGGATTTAAAAAATCCCCATTTAGAAACTTAAAATAAAAGAATATGCAAATTATAAATGCACTACAGGCAAAGAATGGTGCTAAGACTGATCACAACAGACTTGGCTCAATCACACAACCTTTACAGTTTATTCCTAAAAAAGAAAAAGATGAACAATGGGCTGCCTGGAACTTAGACTGGGTTGAATGGCAAGGTCTAAAACAGATCCGTAGAAATGCTAGAAGAATAATGAAAAATTATAAACTAGCAAAAGGGGTTATAGATAAATCAGATTATATAGTTGAAGATAATAATGAATATAGAGATATTGTAGAGATCTTAACAAAAGAAGATGCCTCAGCATTAGAGTTAAAATTTTATCCAATCATTCCAAATGTTATTAATGTTTTAGTAGCTGAATTTGCTAAGAGATCAACTAAACTTACATATAGAGCTGTTGATGAATTTTCATATAATGAAATGATTGAGCAAAAAAGAAAGATGGTTGAAGAAACTTTACTTGCTGATGCTCAAATTAAACTTACTTCTGCTTTAATGGCACAAGGTTTGGATCCAAGTTCTGAAGAAGCACAACAACAATTATCACCAGAAAATCTTAAAACATTACCAGAAATTGAACAGTTCTTTAAAAAAGATTATAGATCTATGGTAGAAGAATGGGCTTCTCATCAACACAAGGTTGATGTAGAAAGGTTCAGAATGGATGAGTTAGAAGAAAGAGGTTTTAGAGACATGCTTATTACAGATCGTGAGTTCTGGCACTTTAGAATGATGGAGGATGACTATGAAGTAGAACTTTGGAATCCAGCTATTACATTCTATCATAAATCTCCAGACTCAAGATATATTTCTCAATCTAACTGGGTTGGGAAAACAGATATGATGACAGCATCAGATGTTATTGATAGATATGGTTATATGATGACTGAAGAGCAGTTAGCTGCATTAGAAGCTGTATATCCTATTAGATCTGCTGGTTATACTATTGGTGGTGTACAAAATGATGGTTCATTCTATGATGGAACTAGATCACATGAATGGAATACTAATATGCCATCACTTGGAATGAGACAATATACATCTGCAATGAGTGGTACTGTATTAGAATCAGGAGATATTATTAATCAGATTCTAATGGAAGGAGAAGATTATTCTGATCAAGGAACAGCATATTTACTTAGAGTATCTACAGTATATTGGAAATCACAAAGAAAAATTGGACACTTAACTAGTGTTGCAGAAAACGGAGAGGTTACTAATGAGATAGTTGGAGAAGACTATACAATAGATAATAAACCTATTTATGATACCAGATTATTTAAAAATAAAACAAAAGATAATATAATCTTTGGAGATCATATTGACTGGATTTGGATTAATGAAGTTTGGGGTGGTATTAAAGTAGGTCCAAATATTCCTTCATTCTGGGGTATGAATAATCCAGGTGGATTTTCTCCTATTTATATTGGGATTAATAAAAACAAAATTGGACCACTTAAGTTTCAATTTAAAGGAGATGCAACTTTATATGGTTGTAAACTTCCTGTAGAAGGTTCTGTATTCTCTGATAGAAATACTAAATCTACAGCTTTACTAGACTTAATGAAGCCATATCAGATTGGATACAATATTGTAAACAATCAAATTGCAGATATTTTAGTAGATGAGTTAGGTACTATTATTATGCTGGATCAAAATACTCTTCCTAGACATTCATTGGGAGAAGATTGGGGTAAAGGTAATTTAGCTAAAGCTTATGTTGCAATGAAGAACTTTCAGATGCTTCCGCTTGATACTAGTATTACTAATACAGAAAATGCATTAAACTTTAATCATTTCCAAAAACTAGATTTATCTCAGACAGAAAGATTAATGTCAAGGATTAATATTGCAAACTACTTTAAGCAACAAGCATATGAAGTAATTGGAGTTAATCCTCAAAGAATGGGACAACAACTATCACAGATGACAGCTACTGGAGTAGAACAAGCTGCAGCATCATCTTATGCTCAAACAGAAATATTCTTCATACAGCACTGTGATTATCTAATGCCAAGAGTTCATCAAATGAGAACTGACTTAGCACAATTCTATCATTCTACTAAACCATCATCAAGACTTACTTATATTACAGGAGCTGATGAAAAAGTAAACTTCCAAGTTAATGGTACAGAACTTTTAATGAGAGATCTTAATATTTTCTGTAGTACTACTGCAAACCATAGAGCTGTTCTTGAACAACTTAAACAAATGGCTATGACTAACAATACTGCAGGAGCTAGTATCTATGATCTTGGTAAAATTGTTCAAGCAGATTCAATTGCACAACTTAATACTGTTCTTAAAACATCTGAAGAAAAACAACA